TACGTTGCCGCCTTCAAGTAAGTTCATCGTAGGTCAAATCCTGCTAGTCGTAATAAAGTGTCAGCAGTGGTATCACCGGTCCTTCTTGCTGCTAATGGATTCCCATCATTAGCAGCCTTGGCGCCAAATTGAGCCAACCTACCAGGATCAATACCAGCGTCACGTAAAGATTGTTTCACAGCTCCAGCTGTGGTGGCAAACTGAACGTTTTGTTGTTGTGTCGAAGCCGATACTCCATTTTTTGAACTTTGTGCCAGAGCTTGCACACCGGCCACAGCCAATTTGATGTATTCTTCTACAGCCTGTGTTTGCTGAGCAGTGCCTTGTGTTTGAACAACTTGGTCTAAGGCTGATGATAGTTTAGTAGACAAGCCTGGAGTTTTACGAACTTCGGCCATGGTGATAGTAGCGCCGGTTTCAGGAACACGAGTGGCTAACTGACCATCGGACCAGTTAACAAAAGCTGTTCGATATTGATCCGCGGCTGGACCCATGGTGGCCGCTTCATTAAGATCAGACTGCATACCTTGAATACCACCTTTGGGTTGGCCAAACATCTTTTGCATGTTCTGCCCAGTTTTGCTTGCAGCAACAGCTGAACTCATTTGTCCTGATTTACCATAAGAATATTTTGTTGCTGGTTTTGTAGGTGAGGCTGTGGTAGATGCTCCATCGACTGTGACACCTTGTTTGGCCAACTCAGCGGCCAATTGTTTAATAGCCTTGGCTTTCCACATTTGTTGATCTTCTGGTTTGTTTGGGTCTTCTCTATCCGGGGTATTTTTCCAAACAGTAGGTGCCGACTTGGCTAAAATTTGACCAATCTGTGCAGACGTTAATTGATTGTTAGATCGTTTGGCGGCGGAGACCAAGGTTGGAATTGTTTTTTGTAGTGTTGCGGCAGAGGTTAATCCTTGTGTGGGTTTTACTAAAGTACTGGCAGTTTTTGCCCACCCAGCAGCTAGATTCTTGGCATAGCTGGCTACTGCTGTATCTTTTTGTAAGGCCTTATATTTGTCTTCCCAGTTGTCGCTGGGTTTTTGAGCATCGGCTCCGTAACCTTGTTTGGTTAATTTATCAGCAGCCTTGGCTGCTTGTTTATTAAGTTTTTGTTGTTCAAAATCTCGTTGGACTTGTGGATTAACTAGCCCTTTAAAAAATGAACTAACTCCTTCGTCTACACGACGCTGTGTTATTTCATGAATTTGCATCGGTACGTCTCACTGTGCGGGTAAATTTGGCAGGATCACGCTGATTAATAGCGTTGAGCAATTTGCGTTGTAGGTTCTGGGCATCTTCGGTGCTGTAACTAGAATCAATCTGCTCTAGCAAACGTATAGCACTGGCAATAACGTTGGCAGCACGATTTTCAATCACATGACGCTGATCGCGCTCGATGTACATTGAGTCTAATTCTTCTAATAAACTGCGAGTCTTTTTCTGCATAATAGTCCAGAACCTTTTTATTATTTACCAGAATCTGCGGTAAAGATTTGCTGATTCAGGAAACACCTTTGCAAAAGACTCGTCTCGTAAAACGTCAAACTTCTTAATTTCCTCTAGCATACTCTGTATTTTTATAGGATTTTCTTTCCAAGTTGGTGGTATAAGATTTTTATATGTAGTTTTATTAACTAAATCTACATATTCTTGTGACATATTATTAAGATTAAAAATACCTTTGGCCATATGTTTAGTATGGTTAGTAATATCGCCTTCTCTATTGGTGGTAAAATTATTCTTAACCCAGGTGTCAAGTTCTTGCTGGTACAACAGATTAAAAATACTAATTGTTTCTTCTATAACAAACATTACATTTCCGGGTAATGTTTCTCTTAAATTTAGTATATTATTAGTGACCTGGGCCCAAGATGCTGGCCAGCGCAGATATTCAAATCGTTGACCGATTCCATCCAAACTTACATGTAATTTTACTAAGTGAAATTGATTAATTATATCAAAATTTTTAGAGAGTATAGGCTGTGTTCCGTTGGTCTGAAAACACAAGGTTAAGTTCCGGTCGGCGTTGGGTACATGTTTAGCCAACCAGTTAGCTACATCCCAGTACTCTTGTCCTAGCAAAGTTTCTCCTCCACAAAATACCAATTGTCTTAAATTTGAAAGATCTAGATTGGATAAAGTTTCAATTACTTGAGATTTTTTAGATGGCATTGTTATAGGCTGATTCCATAATCCGTGATCTTTAAGATGTCGTTGCCAATAAGTACTATTACCTGTTCCGCAACTACGACAAGCTAAATTACAGCTTATATCAAACATAAGGTCAATACGAGCTGGCCCAGATATATCAGTTTGCCCGTGTATTTGCAAACCTTCGTTCATTCCAACTCTGAAACTAGTATAATTACTAGCCTCTAATGTTTGACAATTTGAGCATCCTGGATCCCAAATGTTTTGTTTATTTGTTTCTCTTAATTTTTTTAATTTTTGATCGTTCCAAAAATTATGATTAGTTTCGACCGGAAACAAGTCTTTTCGCAAACAACACTGTTGAATAAATGTCTGATTTTTGTCTGTTGATTTAAACTCTAAATTTAAGCCACCATGAATTATTGAACAATAAAGATCGGTCATGACTGTTTAATCTGTCCTAGCAATTGTTTTAATTTTGCACTCTGCACATCTGCAGTAATTTTTACAGAGTCTTCTCGCTCAGCGGGGTTAGCAGGCTCAGTTCCATTGATCATTATGCTTTTTGCTTTAATGGTGTCTAACAAGTTGCCCTTGGCGAATGAATTAATCGGGCCTGCTTCCTCGCCAGGATCAGTAATACGCATGGTTTCGATATTGTAGTCTAGATCAATCTTCATGCCCACACCTGTGGAACTCCGACTCTTCATACACTGGATTTGATACTTGCCACGCTCACGCATGGCACGACTTGTAAAAATACCAAACACGTTATCCGCAGTATTGATCTTTGAAATACCACCCGAAATATGACTATGGTCAAATTCAATTTCTTCTACCGCACTACGATTCAACTGACTGGCTGTGACAAACAACACATTGAGTTCCTTGGCCAAGTTACGCAACTCTTCAGAAACATACTTGTCCTTGACAAACAGGTCATTTGGGCTAACTTTAGCACTGACCGGCATCAACAAATCCAAGTAGTCACACATGACGAAGTCTACCCGGATACCTGTTTGAACTTGCACTTCTTTGATATAACTACGGATATCGTTGATGTTTGATTGCGCTGGCAGTGCTTTGATACGATACTGTCCAGCTTTTTTACTGACCAGTTTAACCTTGAGTTCGGTTTGATCGATATCCTTACGAATTTCTTTGGTGCTCATTCCGGCCAACATGGCATCAGTTCTTAGAGCACATAGTTCTTCTGAGAGTTCTAAACTGATATACACACCCGACAGCCCGGCTTGTAACCAGCTGAGTGCTATATTCATCATGACAAGACTCTTACCCGATCCTGATCCACCTGCAAAGATATTAAGTTCGCCACGGCTAAACCCGCCATACAAGATCTTGTCCATCTGTGGCCACCCTGTGCTTACCTGTCCACCCGAGTTAAAATACTTGTCAATTCGAGTTCTTGGATCTCCAAAGTAATCTGTACCCATGTCCTTGGTCAAACTAATTTGTACTGCATCCTTGATCAGTTTCTCCACAGGATCATACTCGCCCTTTTCCAACAAGTCTGCTGATTTTAAAATTGCACGTTCTAGTTCTTGTCTGCGAGTAAAGCCCTCAAACTCGGTCATGAACCATTCAAAGTGCCCTTCGTTTAGATCAGGAATATGATTTAACTGTACACCTGTCGCCGCTCTAATTTGATCTGGTCCAGGCAATGTTTTATATTCGTTACTGTGTCGGGCAATAAAGTCTGCCACAGGACGTAGGCTACGATCAAAGTTTTCAGGATTATAAATGTTCTGCACACGCACATACGACTCTGCGTCTTGGAGCATCATTTCTAAGAATAGTTTTTGGACATCAAGCCCGTAGTCTTTTAACAATGTAATTCCTCTAATTTTGGTTTTATTGACTTTTCAAAAAAGTAACTATTTCCGGCTGGGCCGTGATGTCCCATCCATCCATGATCTTTAAAGTCAGCTGGTTGGTTGATATCTACGTTAACGCTGTAGTAGGTATCATTGAACACTATTAACTTATTGTGATTTACACAATATGGTAAAAGAAAATTGCTTGGACCCCACATGTTGTTGATATCAAGTGGCTTACTTAAATTTACCACAAGATAATTGGCATTTTTAGCATCCAACCATGTGGTTAATAAAAATAAATTACGCAATACTTGTGTTTCGGTCCAGGCTCGATCTTCAAATATAACCAACTCTTTAACAATGTCTAGCCTTGCACTGATCAATCCAGTATGGCAACTAACTTCATCACGCTCAGACGTCCAATTCTCTGGATCAAATATATGTTTATTATAGCGAGTGTCTTTGAAATTGTCAAATACAGTTAATCTTTCTAATGGGGGTATTCCTATAATTAAAAAATCATTGACCCAATCATAATCATTTTGCATACTAACGACCATGTGCATAATGCTATCAAAACTATTGCCTGGCCAAGAACAATTAACTACACTTTTAGCACCAATATCCTTGGCTGTGAGCCCCCAAAATGATTCAGACGGCGTTACACAATAATCAGGGGTGGTGTAACTGTCACCGAATACCCAAAGTTTACTGTAGTCTTTTAACAAGTTGTTTCTTCCTTAGTTCTATTTTAATCTTACTGGTTTCTTTGGCCTGCATTATAGTTATCAATGCAGCCAATTGACCCCAACGAATTACTGCATCGTTAACATCCTTAACACCCGCGGGCCATTCGGGCATACTTACTGCCCATCCCAGCTCTACCGCACGGTCTACCAACTTCATACCAGCTTCGTCTTGATCCGGCACTACAACCACATCACGTCCAAGACTGCGTATAAGTTTAACTTGTGCATCGTTAATTTCTGCATGTAGCACTGCTAGGCCATTGATGCTTAATGCGTCAAATACACCTTCAACAACAATCACTGACTGCCACGTATCTCGTTGTAGATCTGTGCCAAACACATAACCCGGTTGTATGTCTTGAATATAGCGTGGAGTACGGTCATCTAAAAATCTTGTAGTGTGCCCTACCACTCGGTTATCGTGCGTAAACGGAACCACAATGCCCGGGCGTGGCATTGTTTTATATAAGAATGGATAGTCCAGCGGTATCCGTCTACCTTGCAAATATTCTCTAGCTGTTTCATTGAGCGGCTGTGTGTCTGCTGGCAAATCTCGATCTTCAAATTCGATGCCCTGCAATGCCTGAGATATTTGTTGACGTTCTCCAAGTAATCCTTCTATGCTTTTATGTTTTAGGCTTTCAAGATTAATGCGTTCAATTTCTTCTTGCGGGACATTCATCCACTGTAATAGTTTACGAGCTTTAAATGTTAGGTTACGACCTAGGACGAAACTGGCTGTAAATCCACAATTAAAACAGTGATAACTCCAGCCTTGTTCTGCGGATTTCATTCCACCACGTTGACGTCGGTCACGGCTTTCGCCATTCTGTTCGCAACACGGTGCGTTAAAACTTATCCAACCAGAACTTGTTTGTTTTCGTTTAGCGGGTAAAAAGGAGACCACATCAATCATACTATATTATAGCAGAATGTTTGGCCAAGATCAAGAATGTTTGGTGTTATCTGTAGAGTAAATCAATCACATAGCCTGTGCTGATTACAACCGCGGCACCAGTCTGGTTAGGAGCATTTGGATATAATCCAGCACCCATACCGGCATTAGGCAAATACCAATAACCACTGCCACCGTTGGTCACTTCGATATTGTCAACAACTCCACCAGATATCGTGGCCACAGCAGTAGCTCCAGATCCATCACCAATGATATTAATCTTTGGCGGTGCCAAATAGCCAGATCCACCATTGATAACATTAATACCGGTAACCACGCCGTTTTCTGTAATGGCGTAGGCAATGGCCGGAGTTCCGGGCTGATCAGGTACGGCAAAGATACTGTTATTAAAGCACAGTCTGAGTATAGGATGCCAGCCCATGATGTTCATATGGATGGTGCCGGTCTTGTCATAGTAGGTAGTTGATTCGGTCACGTTATACCAGATGCTTTGATAATTTTCTGCTGCCTGTGCTTTGATTGTTCCTGTGTAACCATCCAGAGTCATCTGCACTGTGGTAACTGCATTCGCTGGTTCAATAAAACTACTGTAGAATTCTGTGTTTAAAAAACTATTCCAGTAGGTACCGCCGTTGGGATTGCCAGCCCAGAATGGACCAGCTGGGTATTGTCCCCAGGTAGCACCATCATATGAAACCTGTGCCGATAACTTATTGGTTGGTATTGTCAGGGGTGCGCTAGGTACATGTTGTGGTAGCACTGAATCTACAATGTTTACCGGAGCACGGGCTCCGGCTTGTGCGTTTACAAACACAGCATCGCTGTAGCCACCAGCAGGTTGTGTACGTTGGATACTGTAGTTGGCTGGTTGCGCCAATACTTCTAGTAACTCGTTGCCACTAAATTGCACCTTGGCACGACCAGTTGCAGCATTTAAAATAACCATGGGTTTTTCTAATAGTAATTCATCACCCGCGGTGCTGATCACACGGAAAAAGAAAGTGTTGCCAGCGATGTTAACTGGTTTTTCTTCTTGGTTTATGAACTCAAATAAGAGAACATTATCAACGCCCTTGTTTATGGTTAATTGTTTTGCGTACACAGGATCATACCTATAGATAAAAGTTTCGCCATCCGAGGTATCCATTAACAATACTCGTGTTAGCTGTTGATAAAGATAGACTTGGGTGGAATACATACAGTATATTTAGCGCCTTTAGATTTTCATTGGAAAACGTTTTGGTAAATATTCGCACGATATGACTAATGATTTTTTTGAAAAACTAGCGGAAAAATACCCATTTATAACCTTGTGTGTCTGCGCCGCCACGGAATACGTAGGAATTATACAAAATCAAGATGATTACATTACCACTATCTACGACTTTGGTGCCATACAAAACCTAGAGGTCAAACAAAAGTTTTTAGAACTGGCAAATATCTGGTGGTGGGAAAGTAATAGAACTGTGCCCATTAACATATTTCTTAAAGCAGAGTGGGATTTATTTAAACCCTATCTGCGTACTTTTACCAACAAGGATCTTGAAATACTTCACGGGCCAGTTTGCAGTCTGAGCGAAATGGGCCGTAAAAAAAGCAAGCGAAAATCTATTACTCTTGTGCGTCGGCTTAATTAAGTAGATTCATATGTAGTGATACCAGGGCCGCATATCCTATAGCATGTGCATGCTTGAACACAAATCCCTTACTATCATCACCATCCCATACTGATTCAAACACTTCGGCCCAAGGACGATTTTGCAAGTGTGCTTTACCTGGGCGAATAATACTGATAAATGCAGCCATTCTAGGAATACTGTCGGGCTTCATTGACTGTAACAAATCTGCATAGTTACCTATGTGAACCAATTGACCTGCCCATTCTAGATCCGTCCATAATCGTTGCCAAGGTGGTTCTCTAGCAATCATTTCTTCGTAGTGTTCAGGGCTCTGGACTAGCTGATACACCGACATATTTAATAAATCTATTTTAAAATAACCCAGTTGTTCGGCGGTTTCGTAGTCGATGGCCGCACATTCATTTACAGGATCATAAGGAATGTCAGTTACATATACTCCACTGTTGTGCCTGCGTACCTGCCCTTGATGCAACTGACGTGCCGGTATGGCGTTGATCAATTTTAA